TCAGGTCTGCCGGTGGGCCGGGTCCATCTTCCCGGCCCTGATCAACAGTTCATCGATCGCCTGAATCGCGTACTCGCTGGCGTCTTCGCCGGCGCGGTCGGCGAACTCCATGATTGGGTCAGCCAACTCAGCGAAGGCCGAGGAGAAGTCGCCCTCATCCGGGTGCTCCTGCAGCAACCTCGGCACCTGGTGCCCGAGGGCCTGGATGCTGCTGTGAAGTGCCTGTAGCGTCTGTTCGTTCATGCGGGACTCTGTGAATGTGGCGGCTAAGAAGGGTTTCGTGTCGGGCATGGGCTTCGCCGGCGATCGCAGACCCGAAGCGCGCCACCCACCCGACCACGTAATCGACGCCGCGGTCGAATCTCGTTACCCAGATGTGGTGTCGCCCCTTGAGGTGCTCGCGGTGGCAGCCGGTGCAGGCCACCCAGCCATCCCGTTTTGCCAGAGGCTCGATCGAGGCCACGCGTTGACCGCCGACCACGATCTCGACGCGATCGTCGGTGTTGAAGTTGTTGCCGAAGCACGGCCGCCCCCAGACGAAGCCAAGCGGCAACGCCGGCAACGTGGCCAGGTCTAGGGGGGTGAACCCTCGGGAGCCGAGGGGCGGAAGTTCTGTGACCATGGGCCGCATTTTGCCCCCGGCGTTCTCACGGGGTGCGACCGGTCGTCGCAGCCGCTGAATCGTTCAGCGGCCGCGAAGCGCCGGCGGTCAGAAGACTTCGCTGACGTCGACTACCTTGCCGCCGCGGATGGTGATCAGCACCGTCTTGTTGCCGGTGTAGTACTCGAACCGCTCGCCGACGCCGGCGCCGAACTTGTTCTCGAGCTGGACGACCCGGCCCGGCTTGCCGGCCACCTGGTACACCCGGCCAACGCTGTCGCCCACGTTGATGAGCTTGTTGCCGAACGCCACGGATTGCCCCCAAGCGGGCGCGGCCAGGGCAAGGGTAAGCACGACAGCGAGCGCGGGGAGGCGAGACATGGTCCGATCCTTGGGCTTGGGTGAATCGACAGCATACGACCGGACAGAGCGGCCCGTCTGCGGCCGGCTGTCGGGACCTCAGACGTCGAGCTCGATGAGCGGCAGGTTCGGCGCGGGCGCCTCGATCTTGCCGTCCTTTACGAACGCGTTATACGGCGGCTCCAATCCCTCGACGCGCCCCCAAGCCCTAATTGCCTGGCCATCGGCTGTGGTCAGCGAGCTGGTCCCATCAGGATTGTGGGAGGTGACGGTGGCGAGCAGGCGCGGGTTGCTCGGCAGCAAACCGAAGAAGTCGCGCCAGAGGTTAGTCGGCATCGGTGTAGTGCCTCTCGATAGTGACGGTTTGGGTGACCTCGATCGCGCTGCCATCCCGGCGTGCTTCGATCCGGACGCCGACCGCCTGGCCATGCCAGGTGCCGTCCGCCGCCTCACGCCGAACCAGCGCCATCGGCAAGACAAGCCCAGGCTGGCCCGCCTGCAGGGGTGCAGCGAACAGCGGCAGATCGTGCTCGACGATGGCTTGACCGCCCCGATCGCTGAGCACGTTTCGCCCGCGCTCGCGGCAACCATCTGCGTGCGTCATGAGCTGATCGATCTGCTGTGGGGCGTAGGTCTGCCCGGCCTCGCCGTCTCGCTTCACCTTGGCGGCCACCCCGACCCGCTCGCCAGCCACGATCACCGCATCGAACAGCGGACGGCTCTGCAGCTGCAGGCGCTGGCCCGTCACGATGTCGTCCTGGATCGTGACCTCGGGCGTGCTCGTCGACCATTTCCAGGGTGAGATCGGGTACTTCGGCAGCAGCCGCACGGACGGTTCGCTCGGATGCGACTGGACGACCCCGCCTGCCGCTTCGGCCAGGCGCATGAGCGCCGACATGGGCGCGAGCGATTCGTAGTACCAGGCGCCGGCCGTCACCAGCCAATCGACGGTGTCGTACTCGACGCTGATCGGGGAGCCGTCGACCTCGAGCTCGGCCAGTTGGGCCATTGTGCGAACCTCATCGACGGCGCGACTGCGCAGCGCCGCGTAAGGCTGTGCAAGCTGCGCCGATACGGATCGACCGGCCAGGTCGACCGAGGTCTGGCCGAACACCCTGCCCTGGTTGAACGACTCGACGGCGAAGATCCAACGGTATCCGTTGATGGTCACTTCGACCTGGCGGGGGCCGTCGCCGTTCGGCTGCAGGGCTGCGAGCTGCTCGGGCTTCAGCAGGGTCAGACGCAGATCCCAACACCAAGCTTCGCGGCTCCCGCCGATGCCGATCGCATCGACCTCGATCGGCAGCCGATCCGGCAGCCGCACCACCTGAATCTCATTGAGCACGACGTAGGTCCTTCTCTGAGGGCGAACCATGTAGCAAGCCGAGATCCCGAGGTTCAGCGGAATCCGGCGGGCGTCACCGGTAAAAACCGGGCAGCCGAGGTCTAGTCCGACGTATCGCCCGTCGACCAGCGACGGAATGGGTGGCTCGGGACGAACCACCGGTGGCCGGATCACCCACTCCAAACCGCGGCCGGTGCCCCAGGGGATCCGCCATGGCCGCACACGCAGCAGCGGCCGCTCCCATAGCCCCCGAAGATCGAGGTGGCGGTTCGGCGCCGTCACGCGCCACGCGACCCGCAAACCGAGCTCGACTCGTGGTGGTGAGGCCCAAGGGGACGCCAGCGACTTGAGCACGTCGGCGTTGCCGTACCGCCAGAGCAGTCCTACGCTTGCGGCCTCCCAGCGGAGCGAAGCCCACAGCCCCCAGAAGGGCCGATGAACATCAGCGCTGCCGTGCCCCCACCGCACAGCGCCGGCAACACCAGTGACCGCTGGGGCGCCCCAGGCGACCTGCCAAGCCGGCGCCGTACTCGCGAGGCCGCCCCAAGGCTGGCGCCAATACGGCGCCAGACGTTCAAAGCCGCCCCAAGCAAGCGCGGTCCCAATGCCGATCAACGAGCGGGCGCCCCACCGCACGGACGTGCCGAGGACAGCGCCACCGACCACGACACTGGGATCGGGCCCACCCTGCCCTGCATCGACACCCAGGTTCAACGCGACCCGGGTCGCCTCCGAACTGGGCGCAGCCAGCAGGTTGAGCGGGAGGCGCTGACTCTCGATCGAGGGCACTGCGCATCACTCCATCGGTGCCGGCCGCACCCAGTCTTGAATCGCCGAGTTCTGGATGCCGCGGTCGTCCCACCCAATGACCGTGTAATCGTAGGACCTCGACAGCTTGAGCACCGACCAAGTGCCGTCCGTGGCGCTGAGCGTCTCGGCGATGCAGCGCATCGTGCTCCGCTCATGCACCGTGATACGGCCTCGCGCCGGGACGTTCAGGATGCGAAAGCGACCGTCCGGCGAATCAGGGTCAGCAGGGTCGGGCGCCAAGCCGGCGAAGTAGCCGTCTCCGCGATGCTCGACATGCGGGACGTGGGCAAGGTCGAAACGCATATGCGCCATTACCAGCCCCCGACACGATCGAACAGCAACTCGCCATTTGCGCCGGGATTCGATGGGTTGTCGCCGCGGAAGCGCTTTCCAACCAGAACCCTTCCAGCCGGCAGACCCTCGGGTTCCGTTAACTCGGCAAGATCAGCCAGAGGCTGCGCGTGCAAAGGGACATAGACGCCCGGCATCAAGCCTCTGGGGCCCACGGCCCCGCCTTCGTGGACGACGATCGTGTCGTAGAACATGCCCCCTGAAATCGGCGACGGATACTCCAGCCCTGACCCGCCGAACGGCGTCGTCAGGACGCCTGTCGCCTTATGCGCGCTCGGGGCAACAAACACTGCGCCCACTGCTGCATTGAAACTGCGCGCGATCACCAGCCCGTGCGTCGTCCCGGGGGTGCTGCCCGATATCGCGCCGAGCGACGCGCAGAATATGCGCGAAGCCGTTCCAGACCCGGTCCAAGTCGTGGGAGACACCGAGAGCGCGAACTGGTGGCCGTCTCCTGCCTTGAAGGAAATGAGATCGCCGGCGAAGTACGGTGATGCCACGGCCAGGCCGCCACCTGCGATGTCGACGAAGAGGTAGATGCACCGTTCGTTTCCGATAGCCCACCAAGCCCGCGCGGTCGAGCTCGAAACAGTCGACTTCGGCCACACAGCACCATTTGCAAACTGGGCGCTCGTCGGTGTCGGATCGTTGCCGGTGTCAATATCAGACATCGTCGAGAAGGCGCGCAGCGATGCGGCTCGGGCATCACCGCCGGCCGCGGCTGTCCCGTCGTCCAACACCCGCAACCGATAGCCCGAACCAGATACGGGCGCGTTGCGGAACACCGCCTTGTTAACTCCGGTGAATTCCTCGGTCCAGCCGAGAGCAGGCTTAGCGCTGCCGCCGGACCCGTAACCCGTTACGAGCAGAGCACGCAACAGGTTGACCATGGCGCCCACTTGGCCTGTCATTTGAGGCGCGCCGGCGTCGACGCTGCTATAGATCGTTGGGGTCAGGCTCACGGGGCTGCATCTCCAATGACTTCGTAGCGGAACCCGTCGTACGGGACTTCGATCTCGCCGGCGAGCGTAGTGCGGATGAACCACACCGGCGCCAGGCCGCCGATCGTGTTGAAGCGGACGACGTTGCCGGTGCTCCAACCCGCGCCCCACCCTTCCTTGCGGATCGTGAAATAGGGAAGAGTCGTGCGGGGGTTGAGCGGCGCGCAGTCCTGCGCGGTCGTGCCGGTGGCGATGATGCCGCTGCTCTCGCCGATCACTTCGAACGCCGAACCGCTGGTGAAGTGGATGGCCCAACGCTCGGTGATGGCGTTCCGGTTGTCGACGAGCAGCGGATAGACGACGTCGTTGTACTGGGCGTCGGTCTGGTTACCGATGCGCTCGTCAGAGAACACCCCGGTCCAGGTCTGCTGGTCGAACAGATTCTCGACGCGGGCCTGGATGTCCTGGGAGCCGTTCATTTCGCCGAGGATGAGGCAGGTGCTGAGCGTGGCGCCCGACGGATACGCGTGGGCCAGCGGGCGATTGAAGGCGATCTCGCCGGTGATCTGGGCGTCGGCAATCAAAACGCGATCCTCGATCCGCTCACGGATCACGATCGGCAGCGTGTACGCCGAGAGGTTCAACGGGTCGGAAAACGTGAGGGTCCCCGCCGCCTTGTCGATTGTGTACCAGGTGCTCAGCACGGGGACGCCGAGCGAGTCGCGCACCTCGACCCTGGCGACGTACGGCCGGCCGAAGGGCACGACCTGGCCCGCTGCCGGGGTGGCGATCTCGTGCGTCTGGGTGTGATGCAGCAAGGCGGTCTGGCCGGGCTTGAAGATCACCACCCGCCCGTCCTGCGGCAATCGAACGGGGTCGAGGCCGAGCAGCGCCGGGTTGAGCGGGATGCTGCGGTAGACCACGGTCCCGAAGAACACGGTCTCCGGCAGCACCAGGGTCGGCTTCCAAACCAGGCCGCCGACGACCTGGGCGGGGTCGTACCAGGGTTCGCTCTCGTTGCCGGCCGCGGTTACCATCTGGCCGAAGCGCACGTAGGCGGCCCCCGACTGCCAATCCACCTTGCCGTCGACGCCGGCGCCGCTGATCACCCCGTTGATGTCCGCCAGCGCGGTCAGCTGCACGCCATTGAGGGTCGTCGCGCGGAGAGTGAAGCTGCCTGGGCGCAGCGGTGCCCCTGGGGTGCGGAAGAAGATCCCGTCCATGCCGGGGTCCGTGAACCGGGTCAGCAGCGACTTGATCGACACCGCGTTGGCGCCGCCCGCCGACCAGCTCGCGATGCCGGCCCGGCCGGTCGCGTAGTCGATGCTGCCGCCGTAGGTGCCCGATCCGCTCGCGGGATCGACGTTGTAGAACAGGGAGCCGCCGCGGTCGACGTAGGTGCGGCCGCGGAACTCGAAGCGAACGGCGCCCGGCACGATCGAATCGATCACCGAGGGCGTCAGGTCGAGCTCCACCGGCGGTAGCTCGATCGACGAACTGGCCGCTGTGTCGCCGGCGGCGCTGTCCTGCCACTCGACCACGACCGGCGTGCCCGACGGCGCGGTCCCGTTTTGCGATTGCATGGTGTAGCCGGTGACGCGGTAGCGATAGGAGCCGATCCGATTGGCGAAGATCCAGTCGTACGTCGGCACTCGAACGTTGGCGATGGAGTTTCCAGACACGCGAACCGTGACCAGGCCGGTGCCGTAGTTCACCGTGCCCACGCTCTCGGTCCAAGCGGCGCCGCCGGCGGAGACGCCGACCAGGTTACCGGCGCCGTCGTCTCGGACGGTCAGCGCCACCAGCCGGGAGACGTAGCCGTTCTCCTGCGTTCCCGACGGCACGCTGACGGTCCAGCTGAGGCGCAGCGCACCAGGCCGGACCGGCGCGCCAAGATCGATGGTCGCGATGCCAGACGCCAGCGCGGGCGTGAACGTCTCGCGCGTAAGGTCCGACCAGACATAGGTCGCCGTGACCTGGCTCGCCGTATCGGGCAACGCCGTGGGCCGCACCGACACATCACCCGTCGCGTAGACGATCCAGCCGACTACGGTCGACCCGATCTTCATCAGGCCCGCCCCATCGTCGATCGCGGTCATCGGGTTGCCGCCGACCATCCAGGCGACGCTGACGCTGCCGGGCTTGATGCCGTCGTCTGGCAATGTGAACTGCAGCGAGGGTGGCTGGATCGCGATGTCGCCGTCGCGGCGCTCGACCTGGATGCCCGTGCCGAAGGAGACGATTACCGCGCTGTCCAGATCGGGGAGCGCGCCGAGGGTCACGACGATGCTGCCGGTGCTGTAGTTGATGCTGCCCGAGCCCTGCCCCGGCGCGCCCGCAAGCTGCCCGGACCCGGTGTCGTACAGCCGAATCCACTTGCCGAGCGCCCGGTAGTCGACCGTGACGGTGCCCGCGCTCGGCAGCGGGACGGCCTGGAAGATGTAGTTGTTCTGCCGGTTCGACGCCGTAACGTCGGTTTGCTGCGTGTAGCCCTGGGCCGACACCGCACCTGCCGGCGTCGCGGTGATCGCGATCGATGAACTCCCGGTGCCGTTCGCGTGCGAGATCGTGATGGCGCCGCCGAAGTAGTCCACCGTGCCCGACCATGGCGAGGCCCCGCCGTCGGCGACCAGGTCGCCGCGGCCGTTATCGCGCAGGACCGTGCCCGCCGCGGTCACCGTGACCTGCCCTTTCGCGAAGGGCGTACCCAGGTAGCGCGTGACCGCGCCGCCGGCGGTGAAGCTACGGTTGAAGGCGTCGGTCAGCGAACCCGCAGCACCGGAGACCACGAAGCTCAACGTGCCGAGGCCGGCCAGTACGTCGACCACTGGGGTCTCCGCCTGCGTCGACGGGACCAGCGGAGCGTACGGGCTCGACACCTTGACGCCGAGATCGCCGATGGCCGCCGACAGCGTCGTCTTGCGCAGGCCGTAGTAGCTCGACGCGTCTGCCACGTTGGTCTGCCGGATCCGGGTCGGCGGCTTTTCCGACGTGCGTCGGTCCACCTCCTGACCGATGAAGTCGTACTGCAGTGAAGTCGTGATCGTAAACACGATAACGTCGCGCTCGAACTGAACCTCGTTGTCGACGAACGTTTGCGTGGACCGCGAGATCACTTCCTCGACCCGGACGAACTGAACGTTCGCGGGATACCCGGCCTTCTCAACGCTGAGGCAATAGGTGTCGTTGATGTCCGGGGACGGGGCGTCCTTCAGGCAGTAAACAGTGATGGCCCGCTGTCCGATGAAGTGATCGCCGAACAGCACATACCGCGACTCGACACCGCGGGTCACGTAGTTCTCGATACGGTTGCGCGCGTCGCTCCGTACGTCCGCATAGCTGCCCGTGCTGAACATCAGCATCGTGACGTTGTCGTCGTCGGGCGGCTCCATCAGCACGCCGACGGCGCCGTACAGCACATCTGTCGTGGGCGTGTCGATATGCATAAAAGCCTTGCGCATCGAGACGCGGCCGCTAACCCGGTCCTGGGTCGAGATGTCCGGGAACAGGTTGTTCATCTGGCCGTCGATCACCTCGGCCGCAACCATCCGGCCGCCGCCGTCCGGGTTGTCGGTCAGGCGTTGGCTCTGGCGGATCTTGATGTCGGTGACGGTAATACCCATGGGCTCAGACCTGAATAAGACGGAGGGTGACGAAGAAGTAGTCCGCGGCCTCGGCCGGGACGATGAACTTGATCGGGCGCGCCTCGATCGCCGGCTCGCCGGTCCGACGCCACTTGACGGTCATCGTGCGAGAGCCGCCGCCCGCGGCCGGAATCTCCAGCACCAAGGGCGCTGCGCCCGCAGTCTCCTCAAGGGCGCGCAACGCTTCGAGCGTGTCCAATCGGATCGGCGCGACGTATGTGCCGCCGCCCAGGTCCTGCGACTGCAGGGTGACGGGTCGGCCCGCCTGCATCGCGGCCTCTTGAATGATCAGCGCCCCGGACAGACTGGGACGGATGACCTGGCCGACTTTCCACGACGTGTACTCGTCGGCCCACTGCAGGTCGTCTGGGAGAACGATCGATCCTAGCGTGCTCAAGTCGAGACCCCTTTGGCGTGCTGCAACCGGCGCAGCACCTCGGCGACGATGTAGTCGAGATCGCTGCGCTTGAGGCTCACCTTCGCGCCCTCCGGACTGTCGTTGACGATCCGAAGCACGATCTCCGATGTAGCTGCAGACTTCACTGACGAAGCGGCGACAGAAATAGCCTGCGCAGCTTGCTGCGCCCTCTCAAGGACGGCTGACGTGGCTTGCGCGGTCGCGGCCGCCTGGCGCGAGATCTCGACGGTCTCCGCCGCGCCGGCGGACCCGCTCGCCTCGGCGGCAGCTCGGGCCGCCTCGTCGTCCGCCGCCCGCCGCTTGGCCGCGGCGCGCTCCCGGTTCTGCTCCAGTTCCTGCTCGGCCGCCAGGAGCTTGTTGATTTCGCCCGCGCCGAGAAGATTGAACTGGCCCGACAGCTCTGCCCGGCGCTGCGCGAGCTCGTCGAACTGGGCGTTGGCTGCCTGAAGCTCGGCAACTTGGCGGTGCAGCGCGTCGCCCTGGGCGTTGATGCGCGCGGTGACCTCGTTGAGGCGCGTAGACCACTCGGTCATCCCGGCGAACCGATTGGTCGCCATCGTGGCCTTGAGCCCGGCCTCGGAAACCTCGTACAGCGAAAGGGCGAACTGCTGCCCTTCCTTGCTCGCTTCCTTCATCTGGTCGGCGGCATTCTTGCTCGCGTCGCCGGCGCCCTCGGTGTTCGTCCCTGCGCTGGCTGCGGCGGCGCTGACCGAGTCCAGGGCCGAGGCCGCACTGGTCGCGCCCTGCCCCACCCGGCGCCCGGCGGTCTCGCCCTCGTTGCCCATGGCACGAAGCGCATCGGTTGCGCGATGCACCGCGGCCAGGGCTTCCAGTTCGCCTTGGACGCGCTCTTTCGCCCCGGTGGTGGTGTCGGCCACTGCGGCGCGAGCAGCCGCCGCATACGCCAGAAAGGCCCGCTTGGCGTCCTCCGCGGTAGCCTTTCCAGCAGCAACCGCCTTCCGGATCGTGTCGAAATTGTTCCTCGCGGCGTCGGCGGCGAGGTTTAAGCTTTCCTGCGACTGGATGCCAAGGTCAGAGAATGCAGCTTTGATCTTCTCAGCACTGACCGCGACGTCGGACCCCGCCTTTCGGGACGCCGAAGCCATCCGTTCGGCCGCGGCCGCCTGATTCGACAGCCCGCCCGCTGCTTGCTCGGCCGCGTCTGACTGCGCCCTCGCCGCGGTTGCCGAGGCCTCAGCTGCCGAGGCAGCCGCCAGCGATCCGGCGGCGGCGGTTCTCGTAGCTCCGTCGAACACCGTGCCATATCCCGCGATCGCCTCCGCCGCTTCGCTTGCATTGACCGCCATGCGGTCAAAGAACTCCGACGAAACTGCGTCCATGCCGGAGGTAAATTCCTGCAGCGAGAACGCCCCCTCCTCCATCGCGCCCGTAAGCTCCGCGATCTTCCGAGGGACAAAGGTGAGCAGGTCGATAGTCGATGCTAGCCGCGCAATGGCCTCAGTCGCGACCCCCGCCACCCCGAGAACAATGGTCTGAATCGAGTTGAACGCAACCTCTATCGTTTGCCATGTCGCTTGGACGGCATCGACCACCAAGCCGAGATTCGCGCGGAACTCAGCAAGCGACCCATCCGTGTCGCGCAGAAAGTCGCGAATGCTGGAAGCTACTTCGCGGAAATCTACCTCGCGAACGAACTCTTTGGCGGCAGACGCGCCCTCCGCGAACAACTCTTGAAGCGCGACGCGAATCTCCTCGAACTCGGGCGACTGCGCGAATGCCTCCAACTCGGTGGCCAGTCCGGACAGCTCCTTCTGCAAAGGGCCCAGCAGCGGTTCAACCAAAGAGCGCCGAACCCGATCAAAGGTATTTCCAACTTTGTCGGCGGCGCCGGCAACGTTGTCTCCCATCACCTTCGCAACTTGCGCCGCGGAGCCGCTCGCATTGCGTAAGTCCTGATCGAGCTTCCTTATTCCGTCCCCGCCCTTGGAAACAAGCTGGAGAATAGCGGGCCGCGCTTCTGCATCGATCTCAAGAATGGCGTCCAGCCCTCTTGAGCCACTGGCTGCCAAACCGTCCAGAGTGCTCGCAAACGTTGTCGTGTCGATCCTCAGATCGCGTAACGATTTCGAGAATGAACTGGCCGGATCGGACATTGCGGCAAAAACGTTCCTCAGCGCGGTACCTGCGCGCTCACCGCGGAAACCTTCGTCGCCCAACTTGCCCAGAATCGCCGTTGTTTGCTCGACGTCGTAACCAAGCTGTTGCGCGAGGGAAGCCACGTAGGTCAACGAGTTCCCAAGCCCGGTCACCGTAGTGTCGGTAGTATTCGCTGCCTGGGATAGGACGTCGGCCACTCGCGCCGCTTCCGCGCCCTTCAGCCCGAACTGCGTCAGAGTGGTGGTGATGAACTGTGCCGCCTCAGCTACGCCAATCCCAGCCGACTGAGCGAGGTTCAAGGTCGGCGTTAGCGCTGCGATGGCGCTAGTCGCACTGCCGGTCGAACGGGCCAACTCACCCAAGCCTTGCGCAGCTTCCAACGCCGAGAATCTGGTGGCGCCAGCACCCGCCTCTGCGGCAAGCTTCAGTGCTGTCATCTCCGATGCAGTCGCGTTCGTAACAGCCTTAACCTGCGACATGGCGTCTTCGAGAGTCGTTGCCGACTTCAACGCGCCGGAGAACAATGCCGCGCCGCTCAGCGCGGCCAAGCCCTTGACGGCAGAGACAGCTGCAGTAGAGACCAGCGAGAGCTTGCCAGCAACCGAGGCCAGAGACGACGCGCCAGATTCGGCGGCCTTGCCGACGCCACCGATGCCGGCTGCGGCCTTACCTGCCTCGCGACCGCTACGGCCGAGCTGATCGGCCGCGACGCTCGCCCGATTCGCGACGCCGGCCATCTTTGCCTGAAGGTCGGTGCTAGCAGCAGCAAGCTTTCCGGTGTCGACTCCGGCGCTGCCGAGCGCCTGGGTCGTGCGGATGAGTTCGACCTGCTGCCGGTTTTGCTGTTTCGAGAGTCGCTCGACCTCGGCCGCGGCTTTGGCCATGGAGCGCTGTAGCTTCTCGCTGGGCTGCGTCGTGCGATCGAATTCCGCGCCGAGCCCCGCCAACTTCACCTTGGCCGCGTCCAAGGCGCCGGCGGTTTCGCTCAGGTCGCCCTTCAGTCGCGTGAAGGTCTGGATCTTCGAGCTAACCGAGGCCAGCTTCTCCAGCTCGCCCAATAACTCGCCGGCGCGATCGGCGGCCGCATCCGAACCCTTGCTCAGCTTGAGCAGCTGATCGGTCAGCTTGCCGAGGTCGTCGTCGCCGGTGGTTTCCACATAGAGGCGAATCGCCTCCTCGAACTTCTCGCGCGCCATTACTTACCCTTCCTGAGCAACTCGATCTGCCGGCGGATTTCGCTGCTGAAGAACGTCGTGAGCTTGCTGGCGACGACCTGGCCGTTGCGCATGTCTTCGCCCAGCAGCATTTCGAACGGTGAGGGCCCGCGCAGCATCCGCATGGGCCCGCGACCGTGGCGCTTTCCGCTGCTGCCACTTACGAACGCGCGGACGCGGATGGCCTCTTTGCCTTGCACCCGCGCCGTGAAGGCGTGCTTGTAGGTTTTGCGATTGCCCAACTTGATCTGGGCCTCGGCACCTGCCGATTCCCGCCCGCGCCACCGGCCTTGGAACTCCAACAACCCGATCTGCCTGGAGGAAGCCCAGACGCCCACGTAGGGATCGCCGCCGCGACTCTTACCCTGGACTGCGCGAAACTTGTTGTTCAGCGCCGAGGCGCGGATCCC